ACCACCGACCAAACATGCGTTGCGAAGAACAACGTCGTTACAGGTGTTGAAAGTGACTCCAACGCTCGCATAGCCGTTGCGGTATTTTATACTCTCCCAGTTAAAGGCATATAGAGGGGAGGATAGATTAGAAACAAAAATATCTAACTGATTTGATGCGTCGTTGCGATTGCAAGCCCCGATGTTTCGCACATCGAAATGTGGAGAAACGACAGAACTAAGCAATCGACCATAGTTGACACGAGATGTGCTTACAGTATCAAGGCCAGCATAAATGCCGTTGATGATGAGTTCCGCCATCGCGGCTGTATAGCCGAAGTATATATTCTGAAATGCTTGCGTAAAGACATTTCTAAATCGCGCTGTTGCAAGGTTGGTCAGCCCATACAATATCACTCGCTCACTCAGGGCAAGACAATCAATATCAACTGTGCCTGATGGGTTACCGTTTAATAAAGACCGCGAGCCATAGGTCGCGTTCCCCGTTGCTGAAGTGACGTGAATGTTGGGATAATAGATGTTTGAGCCGTTAGGAACCACCACCCCGCCCGTTGAGCCATTCCCGAACGTCGCTACTTTCGTGCTCGTTTCATATGCGAACACTCGACCCGCTTCCCAATTCGGATAGAAGTCTGTAAGTGCGAGTTCGTAAGCGTCCGACGCACCGCCGATATGGTAGAACACCCGCGCCGTTTTGATCGTGATGGAAGTCTTATCCGCTTCTGCCACAGGTGTAGCGTAATGCGGTGCTTCAAACTCAATCCACCCGCCAGCTTCGTCGTAGTCGTGGACATTGAACACATCGTTATTCGCTGAGTTTGACCACCCACTCATAACGATATGGCCCACGCAGTGCATCTTCCAATCACCGGTTCGCGTTCTTGAATCAGCAAACCCTGGGTCGGTTCCGTCCGACCAGGTTATGCGCCAAATGTCCCGCCCTGTCGTTTCATGTGTCCCGATGTTAGTCAGACTCCATTCGGTTGTATCGTCCCCTAGTCTCTCCCTCTCCACGAGCATACACATGGGCCGGTCAATCGCGACGCCGCCGACGCAGGTGTCAAAGTCCAAAGTTTGTGAAGCTGTGCCGTCGCCTGTCCCGATATTTATCCATCGGCCCCGCGTGCGGAAGATACCGTTACCGGTGACAATGATGTCATTTGAGAAGTCATTGATAGTCAGAACAATAGGTGTTGTCGTGCTTGAGTTTGTGAGCAGGATTGTTCCTCGCTCCGCGCTTACTTGGATTGTGCCAGGTCTCCACGTCGGAGTTGAATCAATCGTCAGCGTGGCGTTCGCGGAAATTGAAATGGTGTCCCCGTTCGTGCCGGAGATGGAGGTGATGTTCGTGTCGGTCGTTACGTTCCAGGTAGCCATGATGTTATTGGAACGGAAGCCCGCTTAGCGCGCCGTCGTTATTCCACACCCGCGCCAATAGGAACTTGTCGGCGGTTTCAAATGTTCCCGTCAGTTCCCCCGCCTCGTTTGTCCGTCGAATGATGATAGAGAAAGGGCGAAAAGTCTTGAAGGCGGAATAATTACACTTCCCGACGTTCCGCCGATTTACAAAATGCAAAGCACTATTTTCCACGTCGCCTCCCTCCCCGCTTTCTCCCGCCGCAAGGAACCGACCGCCATACCCATCCCGTTTTCGTTTTCACTAAAGACGCCGTCCTAAACACCGTCGCGGAATCCTGCGTAATCGCACATTCACGGCAACCGCACTCTTGGCGTGTCATAACGGCCTCCTATCGTGTTAGCGTTTGAAATCCTTCCCGACGTGTAGCGTAACGACGCGACAAGCGCGGGGGTAGTCTAGGGCATATTCGAGTAGCGACCACGGGGCGGTTGCGCTGTATGCGTAGTAGGTAACACGCACCGCGCCCAGGGCCATATTTTCACAAACATTCTCAGCGCACATATCTTTGTGCGTGGGCCGGAACCAGGGGAGCCCGAAACGCAAATACTCCTGCCAGCCGTAATCAGGCAACTGGAGCCCCACCTTGGGCTTCGTGGTGTCCTTCCGCCCCGCCTCGATAATCGCCAATCGTTGACCGGGTGTCATGTCGTATATGATAGCGTCCACCCGGCGCGTCGAACGGAACTCATCTTTTACAGGCTGGACGGCGCGGAACTTTCCGACGTTCAAATGATCCCCCGCTCCCAGGTAAAGCGAGGCGTGGAAGGCGGGCGGGGTGTAAGGGTGGTGGTAAACGCGGCCACCGAAAAGCTCCGTCAGTTTGTTCCCGCCGTAGAACAAAAGAGCGGAAGCCCCCGGCAAGTCGGCAATGTCCATGCGTTCAAAGTCCGGCAGGGGAGCCGCCGGGAACTTCTTAAACAGGCGGAGAAGGTTAGCCATTATTTCGACTCGGGCACCTTGGCCGCCGACACATACGCCGCCGATTTCGTGATCGCTCTCACGATGCTAAAACCCAGGGCCAGCACGGCAGAAATGATCGCCGCCGTCTTAGGGTCAAGGTTCCCCTTGTACGTCTCCAGGATGGTTTGTGCCATCGCCAACGCCGACAACCAAAATTCCGTTGTTTTGATTCCGTCTTTCACGTAAGCCTCCTGAACTTTTTTTATCGCTCCTTTTGCCTTCCAAAGTGCCTTTAACTTTGCGAGTATTCCCATGTTCGTTTCTCCTTCCGAACGTCGGTAGCGTCCACGTCCAGCCGATCCGCAACTTTTCAAAAGCCTCCGACCACTTCAAATTAACTCCCAATGAGGCCCGTCGAAAAACGTTTTGAAGTCCCCGCCCCATCTGATTTTAATGCCTAGCCGCTTCGCCACGTCCTTCACAACAACCGCGAAGGCGTTAAGCCTTTCCCTGTCTTTCCAGTCGAGCGGATGCGGCATGACATCGCAAGCAAGTGATGGCGTCTTGTTGTGCTTAGAATTCGGCCATCGAACCTTGGAGAATCCGCCCTGAAAAGCCTTATCCTGGTCAGCCCGCCCCCGATGGCCGCAAAGGACGGCGCAATCAAATTCCTTAATCACCTCGTTAAAAAGCCGCTGTAAATCCGGGTGAGCGGACTTCAATTCTTTCCGGGAGCGAGAGCCGAATTTTGGCATGTGTCATCCCTCCCCAATGTCCTGCGGGAGTTCCCAGGGCTTCCTGTCATCTTCCGGCACGTCCACCACCAGCCTACACCGACGGCACAAATCCCGATTTGGCAATTTGTCGTTTTCGGCGAAAAACGTATGGCCGCACCGTCGGCAGACGATGTTCACGGTATCCTCTTTGCCAGCATCAACAACGCCCACACCATCCCGCCGAGCGTTCCGATTTGAACAATAACGGCCAGCACCGCGCCGATGCGTTTTGCCGTTTCCGCAAACCCGCCCGCAGATTCGTATTTGTGAATTATTGACATCATGTTTTCTATTCCCGCCATTCGCGATTCTAGAACCTTCGCAACGGTTGTCATCTCCGATGTGTTCTTTCCGACGGTAACCATCATGCTTTGCATGTTAAAAACCTGGTCTTTTACGCCCATAAACTCCGCCCGTATGACGTCGCATTTCGTCTCAATGTCGCCCACCCGACGGGAAAGGGACAAATGGTCTTGGTAGCAGTAGTCCGGCCTTTGTTCCCTACGCTCCGGGCCGGAAAAACTATTTTCTGTCATTTTGTTTGATTTGCCGCATCCGCATTCTGAATAGACCTCAACAACAAATAAGCGTTTGCGCGGTCAAGCGGTTTCCCTATAGTGTTCACCGCCCCACGGAGAGCGTCAACCAATGCCATTGAAATCCGACCGCCAGCCTTGTCGATTAATGCGCCAGCCATTGCCCCTGGAGTTCCCGCGAGGTGGCGGCCAAGTTGTACAAGCCGGGAGCCAGTAATTTTCGCACCTGTAAATGCCTCTTTGATATTCGTTAAGCGGGCTTTATTGAGTACGTCGTTGCCCGTGTAATCGGCAAGTTTTTTTAGTGCTTGTGATGTTTCCGGGCGTTGCCCCTCAAGAAGCCTGGGAGTCCATTTACCTGCCGTTGTGTCTGTGGCATACGTCCCTGTAGAAGGGTCATATTTTAATGAAAGTTTTTTCTCAACAAGTTTTTGAAGTTTGACTCTATCCGCCACATCAACCATGGCCTCGGCATAACCCCGGTTTTTTGTTTTCAAAACGCCATCCAATGTCTTTCGGATTTCCTTTTCCACATTGGCCGCCGGGTCATCCCAAGGAAGGTTTTTGAATTGGCTCAACACATCCTTTAGTTGCGCCTCGCTTATTTTTTCAGCCTCGCCATTAAGCGTCATTATTCCGTCAAGCGCATCGTCAACTGAACGCATGGCCGCTTTAGCGGATTTCGATATAGGCATAGAACCCGACCCAACAAACTTTGTTTTGATTTTGTGAAACAGATCAATAAGTTCTTCTTTAGCAATTGTCGGCGCGTCGCTTAGTGTTTTGTTCGCTTTGCTTTCAAGGCTTGCGATTTGTTTTGCAAGCTTATTTTGACTAGCAACAACCGAAGCACCTAGCTGTTCGCGGGTCATGGCGTTTTTTACGCCTGCCGGGTTTTTGTAGAGTTCATCAATCTGTTCACCCGTCGCTGGTGATACTGTCCCAATGAGACGTTTTCCAATAGCAGGGACAACTTTTTTAATCACAGACTGCCCGCCCTTAATCGCCGCTCCAAATGCGGCGGCGGTCTGAATGTCCTGCGGACTCATGCCAGCAACCGACGGCAGGAAAGAACGTCCTGGCATGTTGGGGAAAGCTCTTTCTATGTCTTCTCTCCCCGCTGAAATCACTTCCTGTCCCATTCTGTTTGGCCCATAGCTCCCAAAGTTTGGGTTTAACGCACGGCCAAGACCTTCCAAAGAAAGCGGCGGAGCCGCCATCTCCAAGGTATCACCCCCCAGCCTCTGAGCCCACTGAGAGACAACGCTTGCTTCGCTTCCAGCTGGAACTGGCCTAGCCTGTATAGGTGCCATTGCCTTTACAGCCATGGCCGCTAGTGTACTTCCTGGCCTTTGTGGTTCCGCAACAGTCGCCGCATACTTCTGCCAGGGGCCATCCGCTTGAGCTGGACTCGCCTTGGCGTATTTTTCCCAGGGGCCGCTCATTTCACTTTCTCCCAATTCGCCGCCTTGCCGGGGTCGCCGCCCTTGAACCTATAACCACCCTCAACCGTTCCAGGCTTTGGGCCACCAACCGGGGGAGGCATAGGCTTAACATCAGTTGGCGGCACAACGGGAGCCTGTTGATCTATCATTATCGGCATTTCTTCAGGAAGTCGAAGGTTCAGCGTTGCCATGTCCGCGCCAAGGCCACGGGCTTTTGCTAGGTTTTGAAATTGTGATTCAATCGCGCCGATATACTTTTCTTGCCCTTTGTATATTGTGTCCGCCGTCTGCAAAAAGTCCTGGCGTTGCGCCGGGGCCAACCGTTCGCCTCGCAAGACCTGATTATATTTTGCGCGAATCCTGTCAGGGACGCCCGCCGAGTTTTGCGCGTTGGCAAATTCTCCCTCACGAACTACCGACCCAGGGTCTAGCAATTTCATGTAAGAGAAGATGAGCGACAAATCACCCGCCGCCGAATCCTGTTTAGCTCCCCCGCGAATCTTCTGGTATGCCGCCGAGACGGTTTGGAAGTCCTTGACCTGCGGAAGGGACGTAAACTCCTTTCGCAAAGCGTCCACGGCTTCCGTGGAGGCTTTCAGTTTTTCGGGGTCAAGCTCCATCCCCATTCCCCCCAACAAGGTCGAGGCCGCCTCTTTGTTCATTCCAAAGCGCGATTGCCACTTAGCGACGGGAATGGACATCATGGCTTTCTTTTGCTCCGCCGTATAATCCTTGGATTCATAGATGGGCCGGATTTCGTCAATCAGTGAGTTTATATCCTCACCGTAAAAATCCTGCTCTGTTAAGTCCATCGTTTGGCCGGGATTCATTTTTTCCAGATACGGCCGGATTCCGTTCGCATACGCCTTGGCTTTGATGGACGCCGGGAGCTTTGGATCAGTCAATAATTTCATCCCCATGTCATAGCGGGATTCCATTTTTTTATTCTCCAACTCCGCCCGTTGCGCCTTGATCTCCTGAATCTGCGAGTAAAGAGCCGTCGCGTTCATAAGCCCCGGAACTATCGCCGAGTTCGGCGGGTTAATCTCTATTCCACCTGGGAAAGTCGCCATGATAGCCTCCTATCGTCCTAACGCGCCTGCGAGTAAACCGCCTGCGCCGCCAATGAGAGCCCCCGGAACACCTCCAACCGATGCGCCGATGCCAGCCCCGGCAAGGCCGGAACCTATCACCCCGGCCTTCCCCTGTTGGTTATACCCATACTGCCCAAGGGCCGCTTGATATTCCAGCATCCGCTGATTTTGATATGGGGCCGCCGCTTGGCCGTAACTAGTCGCCAGACCGCCGCCGACGCCCAGAAGGGCGGCAGGGCCCGCCCCTTGCGCCGCGCCCATCAATGAGAGGCTAGAATTTACCCCACCCGCCAATTCGCCGCGCCGCTCCGAATCCTCCAGCAGTCCGTAGGAACGCTTGAACTGCCCCAGGAGTGCCGCGCCAGCAGTCGAATCACTGGTAGCGGAGTCCAGGTCTTCCCCGGAAATGTTAATCCCCCGTCGGGCGGCGTTTTCTTTTAAGAGCTTGAACTCGTCGGCCTTCCTCTGCCGCGTCCCCTCGCTAACGGGCGCATCCCCGCGCAAGGCCCGTTCGTAGCGGTCGAGCTGAATCTGGGCAAGCTCCTGTTGTTTCTTGACAGATTCTTCATTAAGCGATAACGTCCCGTCGGCGTTCGTGGTGTAGAGCCCGGAAATGCGTTTAAGGATATCCTCGTTTTCCTTCGCTCCCGTGATGCTTGAACCGTAAATCGCGTTTAACTGGTCAAGTATCGCCGCTTGTTTTTGTAATAAATTTTTTTCTTCTTTCGACATCTGCGGTGCTGATGGTGCGCTTCCGCCTCCGGCCATGTTAGACCTCCGCTAAATAGAATTTAACCACGCCATCCGTCGAGTAGGGCCGCGCTTTGAAGTAACGGCTTACTAACCGATTCAGGAAATCGTTTTCCGTCGGGGTATTGATAATTGCCTTGCCATACCCGAGGGACTTCACCACGTTCTTAAATGCCATCACCAACCGCCGCGCCAGGGCATGGCAACGATCCGCCCGCTTAACACAGAAGTGAACCAGGTAAGGCATGTTATGCTCCATCCTCAAGCTGAAGAATCCCTTTACCCCGTCTTCATCTACAACCCACGTCGCCGAGCGGTGAAAGTCCATGTCCTTGTCATCCAGCCCTTCCGCCCGCAACATTTCTACAAGCTCCGGCATGTCGCTATCCTTCGCGTTTCTCAACAAGCAATTTCTCCACCCGGTTTTCAATCGCCATTTGACGGGCTTGCCCTAAAATCTTATTTCCCGTCGCCACTTGGTTCGCCACTTTATCCGTTGAGGCCGCCGCCATTCTCATCATCTGCGCGTTTTCCACCAAAAGAATCGGAAGGAACTCAAGCGCGCATCCGAACTTGTCAACCGTTCCTTCCCCCTGCGGATTCTTTCCGAGTAGGTGAGTCCACATTCGGCATTTCCCCTCCACACAATCTTTTTGAACAACCGAAGACATGAAGGGGCAAATGCTCATCTTCAATCCTTTGAACAAATAATGACGTCGGCATAAGCAAATACACCTAGCTGTGAATCTGTAGATGGTGTCGCCGCGCCGGTATTCCCGGAAGCCGCTCCGCTTGTTGATGTAGCTGTTCTTCCTTTTAAAAAATGAACAGCAACTGAGCCGCCTGTGTTTTTGTAACTAAGCAAACTCGACCCTTCACCGTTTACGTCAGCATAAGCACCGGCATAAGGATCAGAAGCAGAACTGCTTGTTGTCCCGTCCGTGTCAAGGTTGATGTTTGGGATTGAATGTGTATGTGAAGCAAGCGTGTGGTCGTGGCTTGCTACTGTATGCGTGTGCGCCAAAGAAGTCGAAGCGGCCACTGTGCCGCCCGTCCCACCACCTCCGCCGTTTACGACGCGGAGAAACTTATCATCAACATTTACAAGCGTCCACCCGGCGGGAGCCGAAGCCTGGTAAAAGACCATCTTTGTCCCGGCAGGAATCAGGGCGTAAATATCGCTTGTCAGCGTGTCTTCGAGGTCATTCACGTATGAGACAATTTCGTTTATGTCCGTGTTAACTTCCGACGAACGAATGACCTGCCGAGGTTGAAAATTATGGGATACCGCTAGAGTCATAAAATCCTCCTACTTCGGGGCCGCGCCCAGCATCTTAAAATCAATCATGAAACTCGAAAGCATGATGGGCTGGTTAATGGTTTCATGTTGCAGTTCGATTTCCAGCGTCCGCCCCTTCTGCCCAATGTCGAAAGATTCACGCACGGGAAAGGTGTAGTCGAAAAGGGCCTCATCAAAAAGGGACTGATCCCACGCGGAGGCCGTTGTCGTGAACTCTTCGGAAATGTTGTCTTCGCCGTCCACGATGATTTTTATGTCGAAAGAAACATCCTGCGCCCCCATCACAGTATAAATCGCCCGCTTAAATTCTTTCATGCGCCGCACGTCGCCCATGATGAGGCGCGGCGTTCTTAAGACAAGGGGGTAAGTATTGCCGTCATCTTCATATCCTGAATCTTCCAGCTTCCAAATGAACCCATCATATCCGCCCGTATAAACGTAATACGTCGCCGGGGCCGTCCGAACCAAGGCCGAACAACTTGCGTTATACCCCGATGCGTAATCCCTGTTATCGTGAATCGCCCAGGCCTGGTCGGGGGAACGGTCAATGAAATACACCAGGCCCGTGTCGTTTTTTGTCGCGTCGTTGACTGATATGAAAAATTTTATCGCCCGGAGCGTCGGGTCATAAATGGCGTGGAAGTCCTCAATTTTCGACATGACGGCTTTTTCTTTGAGGAAGGTATCAATGTAGGCAGGGCGGGCTATGGACGCCTGCTTGTAGTCTCCGTAGGACTGCACCGCGCTGAAGCTGTAAATGTCCCCGTCTTCCGTCATGACAGCCACATCATTGGGTGTCTTCACGATAAGCCGCCAATGGGCCGCCCCGCCTTCCCACTGCGCGGCCTGATAACCCCAATTCCCGGAATCCGCGTCTTCGTCATCAATGATGAAAGCCTTTGTCCGAGAAAACACAATGAGGCGGTCGCCAAATTCAACGCCGCCAACAAGCCCGAAGGCATCGCCTGTCTCAATCGTGATTAACCCGCTCGACCCGCCGTCAAACTCTTTCCCGTCCCCCGTGCTGGAAAAGTAAACCCCGTTTTTCATTAAGGCCCAAAGACGGCGGGAATTTCCACGCCCGTGGACAATAAATTGAAAAGGCTGGTTTGTCCCTGTCCAGTCAAGCGCGGGGGTTGTGAGAGGGTAAGACACGGGGTAACTATCATTTCCATCCCATGTCCTTGGTTCTGTTTCTCCGTCGCAAAAATAAAGCTCATCATTAAAAACAACAAAGCTCGTATAATTTGTTGTTGAAAGGCCAGAATACAACACAAGCGGCGTATTAAAATATAAATTACCGTTTGCCATACTGAAGACCTGAAAACTTTTTCCTTGTAGACGAAAATCAAATAGACCTAGGATTTTGCTTGTCCCCATAGATGGGTCATAATTTGTTTTAATGGTCCCGCCGCGCTTCTGCCGCCCGTCCCGGTGAAGGTTAAAATTCCGGCTTTCCCCCACCAGCATGGTCGGCTCAACATATTCCAGATCGTAGCGGTATTGGAACCCGCCCGCGGACTGTGGAATCAAAAAGGTCTGTCCAGCGTAGCCCATGTTAGTAGTCCTGAACCTGCACCCGCAGGTCGCTAATCGTATTGCCGTAAATCTCGGCGTTCATAATGTCCCGCATGGACTTCTGATATTCTTGGAAAGCCGACGGAGCGCGGTCATCATCATCGTTTTGTAGGCACTTCCAGCGAAGGCCAGAGATCCAGAGGGGTTGCCATTTTTGATATAGGGTCAATAAAAGCGTCCCCGTGGAATCTGCTTCCGTCAGGTCGGCCTGGTAGCGGTGAATGATTATCATAGGCTGGCTATCTTCGCGCCAGGGCTTTGGGTCAAGAAGAAATTGTCCGTTAGAGGAATCCCCGAGAGGAAAAAACGCCTCGGGGTAGCCTTTGTTTTGGCTCATCAATGTTTTGGAGTGATCCCATAGCGGCATTTCGCGCATCGGGCGGTAATCGTCAAGAATCACGTATCCCGAACTCAGCACGGGGGCCGTTGTAACCGCCGGGGTAAACGTGGCGAGTTTGGATGTGGTATTGAAAGCGGAAATGGTAGAGATTCCACCCAGCCCCGTGCCGGACGTTATCGCAACCTCCCGCCCAATCGTGTCGGATTCCGTGCCCGTGTCGGTAGCCGCCAGGGTGATAGAGGCCGTCGTGCCGGCCTGGGCCGCCCCGTAGCGGGCCCCGGACGCGAATACCATGGACATGTCGGAGGCGTAATCGGACGGGTTGGCGTATTGCGCTATGCCCTTCGTCAGAACCGTTATTGATTTGGATTGTAGGGCCTTGAGGTTCCGCGCCCTGGCCCACAACTCGCTTTTGATTTCCTCAATCCATCGCTCAGTAGCCCGCGATTGTAGGTCTGCGCTAGGATTTGCATACCCGGCCCGTTTCAAAGATTCCAAAACCAAAGAAGATAAAATCGGAGGTGTAGCCGTAGCCATTAGAGTATCCCCTTGTAGGCGTCGCCCCATTGATGGGCTTGCCCGTGGATTTCAAATTTTTCCATTACCGTCTTTCGCGCTTCCGCTCCCACCTGCGCCCGGAGCTTCGGGCTTTCCGCAAGCATGGATATGCCTTTAACCCATCCGTCCGCGTCGTTTGATTCAATCCAAACCCCGTTGCCGTCTTCCGCGTGTTCGGCGTAGGGGCTTACGTAAGAGACAGCCGCCGGAACCTCCAAGGCGCCCATCTCCACCCATTTGATATTGCTCTTGCACGCATTGAAAACGGTGTCCCGGAGCGGAATAACTGCGAAGTCAAGGTCAAGAATCGCCGCCTTGTAGTGATAGGCCTGGGTTGGCACCCACGGGTGAAACTCTATCCTGTCCGCCGGAAGTTTCTTTACCGTCCCCTCGAACTTCGTCCCCATAATGACCAGCTTTAAAAGCGGGAATTTCTCCATCACCACGGGAAGGACATCGGTCAAAAGCGTCCAATCCTCATAATGCGAATGGCCCCCAAACCACCCCATCCGCACGTCGCCCCGCGGCTGGAACGGGAGCCGCTTCCAAAGCCCCGCGTCTATACAGTTTGGAAGGGGAAGAATCTTTTTAGCGTGAGGGCGGTATGCGTTCGCCAGTATGTCCGTCGTAACCGTGATAAGGTCAACTTGACCTAGGACTTTTTTGACCTCTTCCAAGGTCGCCCGATTTTTGGCAAGGTCAATGTTTACGCCGTCCGCCCACACATCAAGCGTCTGGCCATTCGGGAAAGTCATCTTCACATTCTCCGTCCCGTGGTCAACGTAGTGTGGAGACAGAGGGGACACCGCGAAAAGATTATCGTCGAAGTCAACGACGATTTTTGCCCGCTTGTTCAATTCCCGCATTTGGTTTAAAAAACGCGTCTCCACAAGGCGAGGCAGTAGCACAATGTCCGCTTCAAGCAAATCCATCACCTTCGTGTGATTATCGGATTCAATCGCCGCCATCAAGTCGGCCTTCGTCATCGTCTGAACCTGGACGGATGGATCAACCTTCGGCAGGGTCGTTAACGGTAGCACGGCTCGGTAGTAGTCGCAGGCTCCCATGGTACGATCAAAATAAAAGATTTTCATAGTAGGTTGACCTTGATTTTATCGTCAACAAAAACATGCTCGATAATTTCATTGTAGGACGCCTCGACGCACCTGGGGCAACGGTCAAGGTCTATCCCGTCCAGCACCCGCCGATGCTCTTCACTCCACCAAATATCCCGAAAGCTCTGCGTATTGTAATTTCCCCAGCGGAGATATTCCTCATCCCGTGAGATTCCCCTATCCTGGCACACCAGGAAAGCCCCGTCCCCGGACGTTACGGCGATTAATGGGGTCGCTCGGCATTTCGTGTAGAGCTTCGGCGTCCAAAAGCCGTCGAACTTCTCCACGCGAAAAAAGACGTTATCCCATCGCGCCGTGATTTCCCGCGCCAACTCTTTTAGGCTGGGAACGATGCGCTCTTTCATGTCCACCCCCCCGCCTGGGTATTCTTTTTGAATGTAGTCGGCGTCGAGGTATGCGGGGCGGATGTGGATAAAGTCAGGGTTGAATTTTTGCGCCCACTCGCAAAACGCCATTGTCTCGGTGTAATTCTTTGGGGTCAAAAGGAAGGCAAGGCCCATTTCAGTTTTGAGGCCGCCAGCCCGGAGGTCGGCAAGGTTTGAAATGTTTTTGTTTACGCGCTCCCAACCGTCCACCCCGTGGATCTCCTGATAAGTTTCACGCGAAGCCGCGTCCACGGAAAACCGAACAAAATCAAAGGGCGTCGGGTCGTTCAACAAATAACCCTGATTATTGATTCCGACACTTACCCCGGCGTCCTTAAGCCTCCGCGCCGTCGCCAGCGTGTAGCGGTTCAAAAGCGGGTCGCCGCCCCCGGAAAATATCACGCACTTAATCCCATACTTGACAGCATCGGCGTGAACCTTCAGCATCGCCGCCTCGCTCAAGGTGTTTCTGTGGTCGGCCTGCTCACGCTTCATAATGCAATGCCCGCACTTGTAGCCGCAAACATTCGACGGATAAATCACCCACTGCACCGGGGAAGGAATAATCCCCGCGACAATCGCCCGGATGGATTCGGAATGCGCCAAAACCTTCATGGGCTCGAAGCGGTTGTATTTCTTCGCCGCTCCCGTTGTCTTCTCCAAGGTTTTCACGCCGGAACCTCTTTAGGGTATGTCTCAAGCGAATTGTAAAAAGCCGCGTCCGCAAAATGGCGTTGCCGAAGTTCCAGCATATTCTGCGCCATCCCAATCCTAAACATTGGATGCGTTTTCTTGGTCGCGCTTTCCAGGTGAACGGCGGGAGAAGGTAGATACATGATTTTGAATCCCGCCTTAATCGCCCGCAAACAAAAGTCAACGTCCTCCATCTGCGTCCCTGGGTAGTCCTCCGCCATGCCGCCCAATTTATCCAGCACGTGCCGCTTAATGTAAATGAGGCTTGTGGTAACATGGGCGAGGAAAAGAGGCTTGTCCGCTATCCCGTTATCGGGACAACAAAAAAACCTATGCCCTACCGTTCCGGCGGAAAACACCCCGCCCGCGTGCTGTAGCCTGCCGTCTGGGAAAAGGAGCTTGAACCCGAAAATATCCGCCTGGTCATAATAGGCCGGAAGGTATCCAAAAGATTCAGGTGTAAGGAATATATCATCGTCCATCAACACGACATCCGCCGCCGGGTCGCTCTGTTTTAGACCGATGTTAATTGCCGTGGGCCAGTTCTTTCCGTCGCGGACGTAAATCCGCTTTCCCTGAAAGGGGTAATGAATAAGATACATGGCGGAAATCTTGCTATGCCCCTGGTCTTTCGTCGGAATAATGAGGTCGGCGTTCGGCATTAAATCCCTCGCTCCACCGTCTTGAAGATTTCGCCCTCCGGCGATTGGAGAAATTTCTTAATCTCTTTTTTGTCTAATTTTCCGTCTGGCCGCGTCAGTTCCTTGCGGTCGAAAAATGTAATGGCAGGTATCCTTGCTATCAGGCGGAACCCGCGCTTTTTACTCCATCCATCCGCCTCGCTTTTCCGCATTTCCTTACAATGCAAAGCCAAAGGCTCCACGTTTTCCGCGTGGGTAAATTTGAATTTGTCCCCTACCTCTTCCACAGTGGCGAGGCCCTCGCGCATCGAATGACGGCTTTTTACAATCGGCATGATTCCATCCTTTGAAAGTGTAAGCGGAGGCGGGCCAGGGCGTCCCCCAGCCCGCCCCCACTCACTCAATAATTAGGAAGTGGCAAGCTCCGTGATCTTTCCACTGCCTTTTTCCTGGCGGCTTTCCAACGTAACCTCCGCCTCAATCATGAACTTCCGCGCCGACCCGGTGCGAGCCAGCTCTTCCGCGTTAATCGGTCGGAGGAACGCCTTAGACCAAAGCGTCATATCTCCAAACACGATCAGCTTGTCAGAAGCGGTGGTGTTCATGACGGTAGAAAGCACCATTTTCACTTCGCCGAAGTCGCTCTGGTAAACGTCCACGGCGGCCGTCAGGGTTTTTTCTTGCGCAACGGTATTGCGCGTGTTCGTGGTGAAAGCGGAAATTTTCCGCTTCTGGAACGCCCCGCAAAGAATCGTGGAAGGCATCCCGCCCTGCGCCCAAACCAGCTGAAGGTTGTCGTTCAGCATGGATTCGGTCAAGGTCTCGGAACCCGTCCCGGTTCCCGTGGTAACGTTCGTGGCGATCCAGCCCAACACGCCCTTAAGCTGGCGAGCCGTCCCGGACGCCCCGGACGCGGTGGCGGAATTGATGAGCATTGCATACTCCATGTCCCGCGCAAGTTCCGTCATCCGTTTCCGCTTCTCATACGCCACGGGGTCGCCGCCCACCTGCTCGGTGGCGATCTGCGTATCCGAAATCGTGAAAGCCTTTCGGATGATCTGCGTGTAGTTGTTCTGGCGCACCTTCGGGGTGATAACAGCCGCCGCCTGGTCATCGCCTTCGATCTGCGCATTGGCAGTCGGAGCGGCCAGGGTATCGTTCGTCCATTCGTGAAGCACAGCGGTCGCCCGCCCGGTTCCTGAATTGGAAACGAACCAGGTATCTTTGGGAGCGATATTGGTAACGATCAGTTTGTTATCGCAAGGGCATCTCTCCCCTGCTTCTACCAGTCGCCTGGTAGCTCGGGTCATGTCATGGCTTTCGCCCGGGACATTTATGGGGATTATATTTATCACCCCTGACCTCCACACACGCCCGGAGGGCCTTTCGTAATCCCTCCTGCTGGCTCGGCATTGTCTCAAAGAGAGTTCCGCCGAATTAGCCCCGTTTTCTAACGTGTCATAAAATGGTATTATCGAAACATGTCTAACATAAAAATCAATAAAGAAATAATTACTGACCTTTACGTCAATCGGAAGATGAGCATTTCCAAGATCGCCAAACATCTCGGCGTTCAATGGGAATCTGCTCGTCAGGCCCTGCATAGATTCGGAGTCAAAGTAAGGCCGCGGGGGTCTAATCCGAGAATAACAATCCCGGAACACGACCTCCGCAAGCTCTACATCGGGGAAAAGCAGAGCGCAAGGAATATCGCTCGACTTCTTGGATGTGGTGAAACGGTAATTAACAAACGGCTTCACCACTTCAACATCCCCATAAGAAAAACTTCCGAATACCTTAAGGGCCGCCCCTTCAGCATCCAGCACCGAACTCGCCTGTCTAAAGCGAAAATAGGGAGCAGGATGGGGAAAACAAACCACAACTGGAAGGGTGGAATTACTGTCGATGATGTTTACATTAGAAGACACATGGAATATCAACGGTTCCGACGCATGGTTCTGCGCCTGAAAGGCGAAACATGTCATCAGTGCAAGAAAAATCTTCTTGCCCCATGTTCTGCTTGCGCTCGTCCGTTCCATCGCCATGTTCATCATCTCCGGCCTTTTTCCATTTTTCCGAAACTCAGAATCAACATCGATAATGCCGTCGTTTTATGTGAAAACTGCCATAAAACTATTCATAACACGTAGCGACATCTATCTATCGATTAGGTCCTCCCGATTGCCGACGGCGGTATAAACCTGAAACGTATTTGTGGGTACAGCCATGATGAAATCTCCTTGTTATCCAGAATTTCGGCTTTTGAAGGCGAGAACTTCCTCCCACGCTCGGTGGCGTTCGGTGGAGTTCTCGTTCGTCAGCCGTTTCGCTCGGTCCACAAGAGCGCGATATTTCGACGCTTCGTCATCATTAACCCCGCTGGAAGAGTTCTTCCCGCTTTCCACGGGGACGGTCTTCGGGGCGGGGCGTTCCGCCTGCGGCGTAGGTTCCGGCTTTTTAGGCTCGCTTGCCTTGGCGAAAAGCTCCTGCAATTTCAGGTCTTTATAGACGGAGAGCCAACCCGCTTCGTTATCCATCGCCCGCGCCTGTTCAGGCGGTAGGGCGACAAGATAATCTTTAATTTTATCCTGGTAGGACATGAAATCATCCTGCCCCAAGGTCGTTTTTACGTGGTTGGCAACCCTATCTAGGGATGCGCGCAACACCATCGGCGCGGTCTGGGTGGTCAACTCCGTCAGGACATCCTGCGTCCGCTTGAGTTCCGCCTCAATCCGCTTAACGTATGGGTCATCTTTAACCAGGCTTTCGGCTTCGCCGTCTTCCGTTTTTGGCTTAGACTGCGAGGCGATAAGCTCGGTCAATACGCGCTCCCGTTCCGCGAGGGCGGCTTCTTTTTCCTTTACGCGCCGTTCCTCTTCGGAAAGTTTCTGCCCCTTAAGCGTCAAGTGCTTGTCCAACTGCACCCGTCGAATGACATCTTGAAATTTCGCGTCTTCCTCAACGCCGTCCACTTTCAGCTTCACCAGGGCGTCGGAAAATTCTTCCGACGATAGATAACGAGGCCCCGGCTTCGCTTCCGGCTTGGGCTCTTCCTTAACGGGAGTCTCAGCGGGTTTCGGAGGTTCCACGGGCTCGGCGAGTGCCGCCGTTCCGGGAATGTTCCGCCCCATGAGGTCGCCGAATAAACCTTGACTGGTTGTCTTCCGCGTGTTTCCTTCCGTCTTCGTTTCCTGCTTAACGGCGGGCGTCCCGGTTTCCGGGGTAGTCGCCGCTTTGGTTTCGGTTGGCATCTCATCCCTCCTTGGGGGTAGAGTCATCAAGTAACTGCTGGCGGGCGAATAGCCCCGCTTGTATCTTTGATTCCACCCGCCTCTTAATCTCGGCAACTACCTGGGCGAGCTTTTGCGTCTGCAAAACTTCAAGCGTCTCGGAAGGGTCAATTTTCTTGAACGCCTCGAACGCCTCTTTTTCCATCGGGTCAAGGACAAGTTCAATCAGCACGTCGAAGGCCCCGGTTTCTACAAAAGATTCCAACCGTTCGCCGTCTTTGGCGAGTTTCAGGCGGGCCGCCTGGTCTGCTTCCGGCCCAAGTTTCGCTTTGAGCTTATCCCAAAATTTCATTGAGCATCTCCGGGTTCATTTGGCCGACTTGCTGTTCCGGGTCGGCGACATTGCGCGGTTGGCTTGCCAGTCCCTTTTGTTCAGCTTGCGGGGGCGGGGCCATGGCGGGGAGTTCCATCTCCGCCGTGTTCTTGTGTTTCAAGACTCCCATCACCTGCTTAAATGCCCACATGGGATTAAGGAAACGAGCTTGCGCCGGGTTCAATACTCCCGCCTGTATCATCTGCATTACCGTCGAGTTCGTCTGGTTCATGCGGTCGGCGATAAGCAGATATTTGTTAAGCTGGCTTTGCTTGTTAACGCCAATTTCCGTCGTTAAGTCAAAATCCCCCTGGATGCTCTGCCACGCCGGAACGCCGTCATTTGCAAAACGCCATCCCAGAACCTTGCCCGTTACTTTCTGAATAAATGCGTCGCTTTCATAGGCCTGCTCTAGGCGGAGCAGGTAATTGAAGGCGGGAATAAAAAGCGTGTGGGCCATGTTGCGGATCATGTTGGCGATCTTTTTATTGGCGTTTGCCTGGTTTGTGGAGACCGCCGTCGCGGTTTCGTCCCGCTGTGACATTCCCAGCTGATTCGGCGTGATGGAAGTTGCTTCGTAATAGTCCATCTCGTTTCTGGAAGACACAGCAGAGGTGGAAATGACGGGGTTACTCAACTGCAATTCCCGCACGGCGTCGTTTCCGATATCGTCTCCCGTTACCACGCCTCCGATTTTGCGATTTACCAGGGCCATCATGTCTAGGCCCGCGTCCCGATTTACAAGAAGGGGCTTTCGAATCGCAATAGCCGCGGCCTCGCGGTCTTGGTTCCGAAGGACGTTGACCTCTTTTTGCAAGCTCTCCGTAACCTCGGCCATGTCCTTGCCGTAGGCTTTATGCGCTTCCGGCATGGCGGAACCGATAATGAACGGCGGGCGCGGGCTCTCGAAATCCGAAAAAGTGAAGGGGAGCGTATTTTCTACCGGGTCTTTCCCTATCACCTCCGGCCCGTTAGGCCCCCCCAGCATGTGGTAGACGCAACTTTCTATGCGTCCATCGTCGTTAACGTCCATGAACGTCCAAATTTCGTAGTCGTAAATGCGCTCCATCTCTTTCACGTCCCGCTGGACGGTGAAGGGGGATTCCTGCCAGTGGCGGGCGGCCTTGGTTTCCTCCGTCGTTTTGGCGTTGGCAACCGCCTGCACCTCATCCACGTTTTTGAATCCCGAACGCTTAAGCTCATCCCTGGTTTTCGCAATCCGATGGATTAAGGGGTATTTAAAATAGTCTTTCCAGGTCGCCTCTGGGTCAATAAACAAATCCTCCGGCGGAACGCACTCAAGACGCGGCTCGAATTTGTCTACCACGTCCTCGAAATCTATGACCTCAACTTCCACGCCTTCCGCGTCGGTTTCTTTCCGTCGGCCCTTTTCTTTTTTTGCCAGCAGAACGCGGGGGTAAATTTTGAATATGCCGACCTTCTGCTTGAGTGCGTCCAGGCAGGCTTCGTACGCCTCTTGATAAAAGTTTATCGGGTGATTATTGAGGCGGTAATTCAAAAGGGCCTTGACGGCGGATTTTATTTCCGCCGAGGTCTCTTTCGCGTCTTTCAGGCCAACAATTTCGTCCGGGTCGAAGAAAAAAGTTTCCATCATTTCAGTCAAAAGCCGCTGGATGGTGTTGTAGGTTTTGGGGATAAAAAGCCGGGATTGCCCGAGAAGCACATCGGAGTTTTTCCGCTCTTCCGGGTTGAATTTCGAATCGTAGGCATACCCCGATTTCCGCCAAACATCCACCACCCAATCCCTGGACTGCTTCGCCTGGGAAAATTGATTTATGCCGTGCCGCTTTAGAAAGTCCTGATCCTTATATTCGTTCACGCGAAAACCTCCTCCCGCTCAAATTGAGCCACATCCGGCACCGCCCCAACAACAGGCTCCCGCCAGCGGAGCCTTTGCATAAACACATACCGGAGCGCGGCATGTAAATGGTGTTTTGATTCAAGAATTTTATCCCGCGCGCCCTTCTTGTCCTCGTTGTGGCCCCGGTCTCGTTCCATCGTGTTAAAAGCGTTGATTAACAACTTGTTTTGAGGCGTGTTGAACACGAAAAGGCGCGGCCTTTGCGTGTTGGGATTTACCGCCAGGGCCTGCTTAATTTCGTCTACGCCAGTTTTGATGGAGCCCTGGCCCTTGACCGCGAGGCGGAGGGCCCGGATGCGGTTTTCCCCGGTGGTGAGTTTTTTGAAGATGTTCAAGCCGCCGAAAGCCTCGATATTCGAATCCGCCGCGCTATCCACCACAGACCACCCCAAGCGCATCCCGGCGGATTCTCCCGCAATCCGCCTTTTTAGGCTCTCAATGTCTGTTTCTTCAAACATGGATTTCACCACATAGGCGTTTTCGAACCTGTCCACAGCCACCCACACTACTGCCGCCGGGGTTACAAGATGGGGGTCAATGCCGCGAATCACCAGATACTTGCTCCATGGACACCAATCGGGATGCTCCACGCCTTGCGTTCCGCACTGGCAAGACACATCAAAGGGCTCTATCACGTGGAGCTTGTTGGAAAATGCCCGACCGTAAACGAGGCCGGATAGCGATATAAATTCACCGAGTAGCCTCATTTTCTTTTCATCGTAGGTCAAATCCTGCACGATCTCTTCCAGCACTCTTAGATTTGCCTTCTTGTTGCACACGGAAGGAATCTGGAACCATTCGACCCGGTTCCCGGCTTCGTCTTTCTCTTTGGAGACAAGATCGTCGTGTATCCACGTGAGGCCCTCCGTGGGCGTCATGCAAAAGAGGATATTGAGCCTGTCGCGGGTGGTGAAGCGGAGAAGGTTTTCCTTATATATGTCCTTCCGGGGCTCTTCGTCATAAATCATCATGTCGCGGGGCGGGCCTTGAAAGCTCGTTACGTCCTGGGCGTTACTCATAAATTCAATCGTTCCATAGAGTTTCCCGGCTTTTTCCAGATACAGCGTTGCCCGCTCGGAGTTGTAGGACTTGTCCCACCTGCCGCCCTTCAAGAATTCCCTGGGAACCCATCTTTGATACGTAGGAATCACGTTCAAGAGAATCCCGTTAGTCCAGTCCTTGCCGACAACGCGGATGTGCTGGGGGAATTTCGTCGGGATGCGTTCCTTTGGGAATTTTCCCTCTAAAGATTTAGGCACGGCCCCGGTCGCGGCTATGAAAGCCTCGATACAGCCCGCCAGCGTTTTGCCGCCCTGGTTCCCCCCGGAAATTCCCCGCACGGGGGCGCGGCTCAAATGCGCGTCCAGCTGGCCCGTGAGCCGGGGCGGAACGTCCTCCGGCTTCAAGTGCTTCAACAAAAATTCGTAATTTTCTTTCGGAACGTCCCCCGTCGAAGGCTCGTAGAACCAAAACGGATCGGCCTCCTGCAACTGCCGAATAGTCTCGGCGGCGGCGGCCTGGTATGCGTCAATATCGCGCACCAGTTTCATGGCCTCTTCCTTCGTCATTTTATCCAGGCTCTTCGTGAGCTTTGGCTTAGGCGGAAGGGCTTGTATCAAGTCCATATCAGCTCAAATTATCGAAGACGCGGAAATGCTGGATGTCCGTATTCCATGTCCCGGTTCCGATCGTTATCACGGCCTGCACAGACCAATCCCCGGCGTCGCTTAAATCGTTTAACACCGTCGTGTATTTCATCTTGCCGTCGGTTCCGTCGTTCAGAAGCACGCCGGTTTTCGTTAAAACCGTTCCATTCGGCTTCCGAAACTTGACGGAAATAGTCGCGGCGGACAGATCCACCACGACCGATCCATCCTTGACCGTAAACTCGAAGACCGTCCCCACATCGTTTTTATGAACCTCATTTTTAGCCATGGTTCACTTCCTATACCGCTTGGTGATTTCTAAAATCCCCTGCCACAGCGAATCATACCCGACGGAAAAACGCATCACGTCCGCGTTGATATTCGGCACGTCGAAAGGATATCCGCCCAAGAGAGACACGCCGTCGGAACTATCAATCGTTCCGTCCGCCGTAATGGCTTTGGGCCAGTAGGCCAGCGCGGAACGCCTTTGTAATTCCGTATCGAAGGCCATCAGCTCATTTTTCCTTTCGTAAACGTGCTTCCATCGTCGGTATCCGTCGAAGTCCCGACAACGTCGGTTGAATTGTCGGCGTAGACCGTTTCGATGCCGGAACTTTTCGCCAAAGTCTGCTTGTTACGAAGGCGCATAAACAGCCAGCCGATTTTGCTTGCTAGGCTCGCCGTCGCCGCCGGAACGCTCGTCGGCTCCGCCTGCGTGTCCGTCTCCATCACGTCCTTCACTTCCGCGTTCACGTCCGCCTTGGCTTGCGTTCCGAGGGAACCAATACTACCTCTGATATTCGCCTGTATTCCGCCATCCCAACCGTAACCGCCGCTTACCACCATCCCGTTCGTATAACTGTCGCCGATCAAAGATAGAGGCGTCGATCCATACGTTCCTTCAATATGTACGCAACCGAAAAACGGAGTCCCACCGCCAACAATACGCACCGCATAACCACGAGCTGAACCGCCAGTGCTTCCAGAATACCCCGCTTCCAATAAAAGCCCATGTCCACCATACGAACCAGCCGCATAATCCGAGTTTCCACCCTTCACATACACCGCATTCCCGCCCTGCGTCGTTCCAGTCGCGCCTCGAACATCTAAAGCATTCACCGCCGGATCGTTGCTCCGAATATCCAAGGACTTCAGCTTCAACGTCGCATTGTTTCCGCTGGTCGCAAGCCCGTCAATCTGCGTCAAGTCCACAGGCAAAACGTCGCTCCCGGACACAAGCGAATCATAAACAGCCGCGGGCACTACCATGAACTCTTTCGTTACCGTCCGCGCACCACTCACGTAGCACGTAACAAAAAGCGTCCCCAGCGTCCCCGTGTCCGTCGTGTTCAGCACACAGCTATAATAGCCCTGCGCATCATGCGCCCCGTCCGTCGTGTCATTCTTCGCCGCCAGAGCCCCGCCAGCCTTGCTTATATATATGTCCGTGTCCCCAACCGTAAGCCCCGTTTCCGGCGTGAATCCGTCCGTCGCATCAACAAAAGGCCCCAGTCGGAACGTATAGGCAGTTGACTGCTTCAGCCATTCTCCCATGTCCATCACCTCTCTAAATTAATCTCGCAAACACGCGTTATCTGCAACTCTATCCCGTCCATAATCGTCCTCCGCCCTCTCTATATCCCCCTCCTCACATTCCCCGTGCCCAACCTCCAAATACAAACCTCTCCCAAGCCTGTGCCACTCCCCAGCCTTCACCTTCATCACCCCAACAAACCACTCCCCACGCTTCCCGTGCCTCTGCAAACTCGTTCTCCCTCTAACACCCAGCACCTTCACCCACCACCGACGAAACTCCACCACCCTCCACATCCAACCCCACGGCCTCACCTCAAATCTCACAACCTCTCCACCCTCCCTTCCTCCACCCTCCTCAAAATTACACCCACAACCCTCCCCACCCTCATATACGGCCCATCATGCCCAACCTCAGGCTCAGAAGAAATCCCACGACCCCAAAACAACCCCCACCACCGAAACCCCCAAAACCGCCGCCCCCACACACTCACACCCCCTTCAAAATCTTCCCCACTACCTCCCTCACCCTCTCCTCAAATCCTCTGCAATGTTGACACACACATTCCTCATATTTCCCTTTATAATCAACGAGTTTCAGAAGATTCCGAAAAACTTGATTTTCACCGCCTTTACTGGCACTCTCTAAATTATTCGAAACACTATCACATTCAACACCTTCCGCACATTCGCAACACTCAGAAACAACCGCCCTTTTGTTTTCGGCGGGAGGGATGGGGGAAGAATCATTATTTCCGTCGGTAGAGTGTGGGGGGGGGTTCCCCACCTGGGGGGTCTGATAATGTCCGATAATGTGCGGTATGTTAAAAGTATGCTTCACCGCTTTGTGTTGATTATTATACTCTTTCCGTGATTTACCTGTCGGCCACGCCATATTATTGTTCACTCCGTCTTAATTAGCACTCTCAAACAGTATGACTGTCATTTGTTTTACTAGCGTTTCCGTCGGAGATTGCATTATCCTCATTTAACGACATCCGAAATCGCTTGATTATCAATGATTTCATGTTGTCAAGCTCGTTCGCACCGTTTTTGAGATGCTCACTAACAGAATGCAACGCTAAATTCTCCGTCGACATCCCTTCCATCAACCGAGCTTTATCTATCATGATGGAGCCCATAACGGTTAGTTGGTAAGAGTTCATCTTGTCTAGTCGATCTTCTTCTGCGGCCTTAGAGATTGAGCGATCTGCCATGACGTAAGCTCTGGAAGCCAGCATTGACTTAGTTTTTTCGACGATTGATGGGGACAGGTCTTGCAATTCTGGGTCATGGCGAATGTTGTTGACGGTAGCTGGAGAAACGTTTTCGAGGGCGGCTATTTGGCGTTCTGGGAAACCGCTATCGAGCATAGCCTTGATGGCGATTTTACGTCCTGTTGTGAGGCGTCTGTAGGATACAGGCTGTGGCATATGGGAGCCCTGTGTTTTAGTGCTCACATGTCGATTACGTGGGCGAGGGCTGTATTTTGGGAGTGCTACTGGCATAGGCTTACAGTGAGCCGTCCATGGGGGACGGCGCGCCCTTGATGACAGGGCGTAGGAGATCCATTAGACGGAAAAAGAATAAATTTCCGGCTTGGTGTAAGGCTATAGGGGCGATGGGAGGCGGGTCGCTTGGACGCTTGGGCGCGCATTGAGGGCTTGCCTTGGCCCTCTGTTGGGGTTGAGCCGTCTTGTCGGCTGTTCCGGCATCTCGCCGGGGACAAAATGTTTTCGGCCGGGTTCTGTTCCGGCCTAGCGGGATATCCTTCCAGTCTCCTGGTTGGTCCTCCGCGCAAAACCCCTTCGCTCCGCTTCGATGTAATCATAAATTTGCATTGCTCAAAAAAAAATAAAGCCCCGCCCGGATTTCTCCGAGCGAGGCCTTGCGCGATTGCCGATGATCGTCGTTGCGTCTAAATACGTAATGTCCAAGCTCCCTTATTGAGCTTGGCAATCGCGTGTCTTTATCCTAAATCATCCCCCCCCACCCCCCGCAACAATTATTTTTTGCACTTTTGTTTACCGTGAAACTTTTGAAACCTTCTCAAAATCCTATACACGCACCACAGGCTTATTCCAACCTCCATCGCCGCCTGCTTCGCCGTTAGACCCTGGTCAACAAGATAGGCTATGTGCAAATCAAACGCCCTTCTCCAATATACCCCCATCCCTTCACCAGCCGCTGTTGTCTTGCGTTCCTTGCTCTACGCTCTCCGTCCCCTCAATCACGCCCTTGTTATACCCGTCCCGCGCCGTGTTGCGGTATACGTCCGGGATCGGGGCAATGGGCGCAATGGGCGCAATGCTATAAGCCCCCTGCGCTTGCCTTGCCCCCTCCCGGTAGCCCTCCTGATAGGCCCGCCCGTAATCGTCCGCCCGGCAAAGACCCGCCATGCCCATCAGTATTACCGCCGTCGCTATGATTTTCATTTGTCGCCTCCTGTTTTTAATTCTCTCTCCCGAAACATCTCGCACTTGCAACGAGGCCTCGCGCAAAAAGTCCGCCGCCCGAAATAGTTGCGCCAGTGTTCCAGGTTTTCATGCCCGCACTCACAAATTTTCAGTTTGTTCTCTGGCGCATTTTTCACAGGCGATCTCCGTGATGAAATAACACAAATTGTCCGGGCGGTAACTCTGATAAAACATCCGACCATCCCGCGCCCGACATCGTTGACACTGGACGCGGGCGCTCTGGACGGGGAGCCATTCGCCGATGGGCTCCGGGGTCTTAAGTTTCACGCGCACCTGCAATGCTCCCCGCACCGCCCACAAAGCGCGCACTTCTCCGCGTCCCGGCAACTGCACCGCCAAGCCAGTTCTACCCACCCGTGATTCCGATTGCCGCGGTATCGCCTCCGCTCCAGCCCCACCGCCACCCCGCAACACCCGCAAGCCACCGAAAGAATTGCTTTCCCCTGGGCTCGGCTCAAAATTGCCCTGTCAACATCGCAAACTGGCGTTTCGACGTTCATTGCCGGCCTCCAAATCCTGTTGTTTTCGCGTTTTGAAGCCCTTTTTCACCCCCCCCGCCGTCCTACCCATCCCCGCGCCATTTCACCCCCCCTTTTGGCCCGGTTCTGTTTGAATGGCGGGGGGCGTAGCGTCTTTTGCCAGCCGATATCCCGCCACTATTGCCCCTCCTGGGGTATGGACGCGGGTCGTTTCAATTTGATACCCGGCGCGCCGAAGTTCAAAAATACGCGCGCCAACCCTGAAACTCCCGCAATCCCTTAAGGCGTCCAGCGGGGTAATGGTCTCCCCGGCCTGTAGGCGGGACAGGATGGCGGCGGTTTGGGTCATCTTTCCCACCAATTTTCAGGCTCCCCGCCTTCCTCCGGCTCCACTTCCACGCCGTCCCACCCGTCATCCACGTCCGCCGGCACGGCAACCGCGGGGGCCGCGGGGGAGCCGCGGGGCGGAGCCGCGGGGGCCGTCCGCGCCGGGGCGTCACCGAACCAGTCGGGATGCCGTTCCCGGAACCTGGCCAAAAACTCATCGAAGGTCATTTTCTCCCCCTGCCGTTCACAGAAATAAACCACCGCCAACGTCCTCGTTTCACATCAAGCTCCCCCCCCTTTATCATCCGGCGCACCGTAGAAACCGATATCCGTCTGCTTTGAGAGAAAGACACGACGCTTAAATAACCCACCGGAACCCGTTCCCTGAACGCCACATTTTCACCTTGTCCATTTGTAAATTTACCGTCTAAGATTGACTAATCTTGACTAATCTTCACCGTCGTGAACCCAGTATTTTCTGCGTTTTATTTACAGCCGATAATGCCCCGAAACAATCTTAATCCTGGAGGAAGCATCCCTGCCGGGGTTAAAGACGCGGCCTGGTTGTCTGCGCCTTACGTTCAGCCTCGCCGATAGATAGTTCGCTTCTCGTCGGCTCCGGGCTTTTGTAGTGGCTCCGATGTGAAGCCATCGCAGTAGCCCGGATGAGGTTCTACCCGGTTCTTCGGTTTTCTCTTGCGTTGCTCTGCTCTGGCGGACCGCTCCGCCGACCGGTACTATTTGTAATTCAACGTGGCCCGACGTTCCGGGCGGGCCTTATTCGATTTCGTTTTCTCTTGTTTTTCTCCAACAAATACCGCAAAAATATTTAACCATGCGGTCTCTATCAAAACCGCGAGACCCCGCAGAGTGCATGGCGTCAACTACAGCCTCAGGTCCAAGTTTTTTAATAAAGTTTTTTAATGAATTATTTTTAAAACTCTCACTTAGAGAAAATCCTGGATGGTATAAACAAAAGACTTCGTTGACGCGCGAAATTTGTTTTGTTTCTTGTCTTCTTATTTTTTTTAAAAGTTTGTAATATTCGGTAAGCTGTTCTTCTTGATTTTGAAGTTTTTCGATGTTTTCTTGTACCGTCGCCGGAAGAGTTGAAAGTTTGATATTTGATTTTCCACGGTTGCAATCAAAACAAGATGTAATCAGGTTGTTTATATCGTCGGTGCCGCCATTAGAAACCGCCATAACGTGGTCAACTTCAAGGACTGCTTCGGAAGGGATGCGTCCGCAATAAACGCATTTAAAACCGTCTCGCTTAAAAACCTCAAACCTAATCTTTTTTGAAAGGCTCATAAAAAAACTACCCCCCGAGAGCGCGCGTAATCTGCGAGGATCACGCTGACAACCCTTCGGGGGGCAGAATTGAAAAGCCGCGCCCAAGAATAAGCGCGGCCAAAATGAAATAAGCACGCGCTAGATGATTGTCAGACAATTCCGTGATCCTCGCAACTCCAAACTTAGCAAACGGCGCGGCGGGTGTCAAGGTCATTTCGCGGCCTCGTCCAACAAAAGCCCTTCCAGAAGAACAAGGTAATTCCGGCAGTCCCCAATCTTCTCCCGAAGCATGGCGCGATCCGCTTTCCGACCGTCCACGATGTCCCGAACGGAAACAAGATGCTTCACCAGGAATCCCCACAGCGTCCGCGCCGGGGTCTGGCCGGAGATGGCGGCCCCGGCGTAGAAATTGTGGAATCGGTCGGCGTCGCTTGCGTATTCGCCAGCCTTATTAATCAGCGTCGCCCGTTCCTGGGCGATTGCGGCGTCCATAAGATTTTCAAATTGTTCGTTGGTCATTTCGCGTCCTACTCTCTCGTCCACACTTCGCCGTCCTTTGTGGATTTCTGTAGGTCAGCCCAATCTGGGTATAACTCATTTACCAGTTTCCACGCCTTCGATTGATACTCATTCGCTTTTTTGCCGTAGTAAATCGCCTTCGACGTGCGAAAAATAGAACGTATGGCCTCATCCCGGCAATCCAACGCCGCTCTTGATGCCTCAAACAACTCCGCTATTTCGCGCGGTAATGGTCGTTTCTCTTTCTCGCTCATTTTGCTTCCTCCCCGCCAATAGCCCAGACCGCTTTTCCGATTGGCTCCAAATCCTCGAATTTCGGGCGGATGTATGCGACGCTTCGCCCCTGGCACATGTGGCAGTAACCCTGCGCCCCCCAGTCCTTCGGTTCCGTAACGACGAAAAACGCGCCGCCGAAAACGTCCGGTTGGTAGTCCGGGTGAAGCTGTAGCACTTCGCCGATCTGTAAAGGTCGCGGTTTCATTTCTTCTCCCTGTGCTGTATCATCGCGTCGGACATTCTGTATGCGCTCTTGACAACATAAAATCCATTTTCCCCCGCGAGGTCTAGAGCAGAATTTGCTAACATCCCCTGCATCGCCAGTCCTGCGAAATAATCCCGCAAGGACATCCCTTCTGACCAAAACGGCAAACCTGTGTTAGTTTTGTATGCCCCTGGAAACGCCGGTCCGCCGTCGTTCTTGACGTCGTCGCTCATTTCAACGCCTCCTTCGGCTTCTCTTGTCCGCACAATGGGCATTTTTCTCCGTCGCTAAAAGTGCCCCAATCGTGGCCCAACGCCGCGCAGAAATCGCTCATTTCAACGCCTCCTCTGTCATTACTCCCATTGCCAGTGATACCCACACGGCTTGACTACATTTTTCCACCGCCGACGCTTTGCAGAGCATGTCGCGCCGGGGCCATACCATTCATAGAACCTCACATTCACGCGCCGCTTTTTGTCGCACTTCGGGCAATACAAAACGCGAACGGTTTCCTTGACGGCTTTTGGTGCGTGAATATGGAGGCTCATTTCAACGCCTCCTGAATAATCGGCACATGCTCCACCCGTATTTCCAATCGCGGATTTTCTTTGTCCTCGAATCTCGCCGCTGTCAAAACCTCTATTTGCTCATCATCTTCCCAGGCAATCCCCTTGAGAGCATCCAAGGCCACCTTCAGCATGTTGTCCAGGTCGCCGCGCTTCGCCGGGCGGTGGGCAACGATTTTTACACTCACCGGGCCGCTCAATGGCTTCATCCCCTGCCGTTTCGCTTCCCACGCGGCATGAACCTTGTATTTCCTCGCCTCTGCGGAAACGATGGGATAGCCAAGGCCACGCGGGAAACGCCAATATCTATTAGACGATGGTGGAAACGGTAGAATAACGTTCACTTTGATTTTGCGTCCTTAAAATATCCTTCATAGTATTTCGTCTTCATGAAATGGCATCTGTAATAAATGCGGCATATTTCTGAGAATCTCTTACCGTACGCCATGCTTAACCGTGCGACGGTCTCCATGCTTATCCTTCGACCGCGTTTCCCCGTCTCGATCTGTGATAGGTGTGAGAAGGGCATCCCTGTTAGATGTTCAACATCTCGCAACGAAAAGCCAAGCGTTTCCCTTAAGCTCCGAAGATAAGCATGGAATTTCATAAATTTTCTGGGCGGCGCGAACCTAAATTCCTCGACGGAGCCGGGTGGAATCACTTTAGTTTGTCGTCCGCGGCAAGGGTTTCATTTACGAATTTCACAAGCAATCTCCAGTCTATCGGGCCAGCATACATTGATATAGTCTCAAGCTGGGCACGCAAATCGTCCCGGCTTTTGCGGCCAGCTTTGAACCCGGCGGCGAAAACTTCGTTAACCTTGTCGGCCATATTTTGCGCGGATTCGCGGGTAACTGTATCGCCCTCCATGTGGAGGCTAAACTCGAAAGCTGTCGGACCTTCAATCCCACGATTTTCGTTTATATAATACGGCCCCTTCGTCTCATCGCTCATTTCCCACCCCCAGCAATCCGTCGTCTACAAATCTTTTCCGATTTGCCCATAGTTGCTCACAGGCGGCGTCATAGTCAGTCCACTCATTTGTTTTCAGCCGAAATGGTGCTACCAGATTAAAATCGGCAAACATTGGAGTCTTATACATTGATTGTTTTCTCCATTCGCTCATTTCCCGCCCCCCTTGTCGTCCTCGGCCAGGGCGGTTCGCATCATTGGGATAAGCACGCCGCAATAATTACGCTCTTTCTTATCTACACAGGCCACCGTATGGGATAACACCTTCCGCAACCCGTCCCGGCTGGCTCGGCCTTCCGTCCAGGCCAAACTACATAATTTTGCTTCCCGTTCAGTTAACAGATAGCCCCCGAGGGATAAAGTGTTTGTCGTATATTTTCCGCTCATTTCCCTACCTCCTTGTCGTCATCGTCCCGCGCCTTGCGGAACATCTCAATATCCAGCCGTCGCCCGTAAATCGTGATCGTTCCCCATTCCATTCGCTTCCCGTGATCGTCCGTCATTGTCCCGAGTTCAAGGGCGTGGTCAATGCAACGCCGCAGGCAGTCCCGCGATGCGCGGCCCGCCCTGAACCCGTCCGCAAACCCAAAGCGATAGCCTGCACCCCTCGCGGCAAATACGTCAGCCTCTATAATGTCTCCGCTCATTTCCCGGCCTCCTGTTGCAAATAATCCCCCGCCTGGCCGAGTAGCCGTGGCACTCTGCCGCCCCACACCCGGAGGAGTCTCAACGGGTCCACGGAGGCGCACACTTGCGGGCGGGGTGAAATCAAAATACTCCTCTCATCTGTGCCGATTTTTTAGCGGCCATCAGCGTCTCGCTGTGCCGCGTCCATTCGCTTTCCGCCTTGACCTCTTCCATCGCCGCCGCATACCACTCGGCGGACGCCTTAATCATGGCGTCAATCTCCACAACGGTAACCTTTGCGCCAGCGGACTGCGCCTTAATTTCAAGGTATGCCTTGGCGTAAACCCTGTCCTTTTCGACCGTCGCCGCCCGGAAGCGCAAAAGGGAATCCGCCACGAGGTCTGGTAGTTCATCAAGAGCTTTAACGATTTCACTGTTTTCCATTTAAGTTTGTCCTTGCGTCTCTGCCCCATGCCATTATTGCCGCTTTGTCATATGCGATCGCCGCGTCTTTCTCGCTAGGAAAAGTTCCAAGGTAAGTAGTTACGCCCGATACAGTAATTTGGGCTACCCATTTTTTCAATTTACCTCTCAACGTAACACCCCTGTATCTTGATAGTTTACCGCGTAAGTTTCTCCGGTTTAATGTTTGTTGCCGTGGCGTCGCCCATCGGCAATTACCTGGCGCATAATTTCCTTCATTGTCAATCCTGTCCAAAGAAAACGACGGCAATGGCTTCCTTCCCATGTCTCCCAGAAAACTAACGAATGACCGCTCCCATTCGTTGCAAACTTTTATTCCACGCCCTCCATATTGGTCGTATTGAGGATGTGTTTTTCTTAAACATCTGTGCCTCATGCTCTTCCATGCGTTATATTCGGATGTGGCTGTATAATCACCACAATCTCCGTGTTCCTTCCTTCCAAAAATCCTAACACTGTGTCCTTGAATAAATTTTTTGTGTTCTCCTATTATCCACCCAAGACGTTTTTGTGTTTTGGTTATGATGTCGGTTTGGCAACCGCAACCGCACAAACAAAGATTTTTTGTTTGCTTAATACCGTCAATGTTCACCGCTCCACCGCCCTCACGCCTGGAACCGAGAGCGCACCCTTGAGCGATCGGGCGAGGCCATTCAACACGGGCATCGCCGCTTCGACCGCTTCCAGCGGGGCCTTCCCCTCCGCCACGGCCTTCACCAGGGCCAGCTTGTCGTAAACCTCCGCCCCCCATGTCCGCCGTGTCGCCGCGCCAAAGCCAGCCGGGATAGCGGATTCAACGACGACCGGGCCAGTCGCCACGGCCTCCGCCGCCGCTTGCGCCGCCCGACGCGCCCGCTCCTGGTCGTCCTCGAACGCTTTCATCCCGATTCGCAGGGCGTTCTTGCGCTCCCCAACAGGGACCAGCATAGCGTCCCGCTTCGCCACCAAAGACTTGTGGAGGTTCCGCGCGGCCTCGACATCTGTTTTCCAGTAATCGGTAATGCGATTCTCAAGCCCGGTCAGCTCCTTCCACGTCTCACCTGCGGCCTTGTATGTCTCAGCATCCCGAACGACAATCTCCCCCGCCACGGCCAGAACAGGGCCGATCTCCTTGGTCAGTTCTTCCGCCTTCGCTTCTATGTCAACGCTCATTTTGCCTATCCTTTGTGTGTTTTTTTTGCCTTCTCCAAGCAAATCAGGAACCGTTGCCAGTCATCCTTGCCATAGTATTCAGTAAGAAAGTATTTCCCGTTCGGCTTCAACCATACCCCTGCACGGCGCATCTCAACTACGGTAGGCATATAGTTAAGACGCGCATACGCGGCCAGCTGGACGCCAGTCGTTTCGTTTGGCGCATAGGTTTTTATGTCAATCAGCCACCACCGCCCATTGATTTTTGCCATACAATCCGGCGTCCCGGCATAGCCTAGTTCCTCATTAAATCCCGGCACTTCTCTCAAGAAAACTTCCAACTTCGTCGCGGCCTTGAACCCGCGCCATGCCTCAACGTATGGCATAATCACGTCATCCAGTGTCTCAACGTCCAAATCCCCATCGTCAAGGAAATGCGTCGCCGCATGAACTGCCCGCCCGCGTTCCGCCGCCCACTCCAGAACGGCGGGAGGGACCCGCGAGTAATCCGCGAGCCCTCCCGCCTTGAGAGCTTCTGATACGCTAACGAGGCGGCGTTTACCAATCCAATATGAATGATCGGCAGGTTCAAAGCGAAACTTGTCCTCATCTTCTCCTTCGCTCACGGTTCAATCGCCGTTCCAGCATCCGCCACAACCTCGCCAGTCGCTGTGTCCACCGTCCGGCCAGCCCATTCGACAATCGCATCATACCGCTCAACCGGGATTTCCAGGGACGTGCTAAAGCCTAGGGATTGAAGGTAAGCTTTGATCGTTTCGGTGGATTTCCCCGCTTCCTTGGCTATCGCGAAAAACCTCTTCGCCTGGGCCAGTGAGATGCACTTCACGCCAGGGGCCGGGGGTGATGCTTGCGCCTTGGTAATCGCCTGGGCAATTTCCTCCGTTGCGATTTCGTGCGGCTTGGGATCGGCGGGCAAAGCCGTCTCACTCGCCCGCTTCGGCATTTCGACGGGAGGCTTTTCGACCGTTGTTGTTTCCACCACGTCCCGTTGTTCTTCGGCGGCTTGAAGCCCCCGCAGAGCATCAGCGAAGGTGTCGCGGAGGGCGAAGGCCCGCGCCCGGAGTTTCAGCATCCGCGCCGGGGCGGTCTGCCAGGGGCCTTGCTTTCCGAATAATCCGGCCTTCTTCGCGTCCTCAACGGAAAACTCCCGCCGTTGAGGTTCCATCCCGCGCCGCTTCACCACGCACACGCCTTTTTCCGCCGTTGACTCGTTTTCGTCTATGCTTTCGAACGCCGGGTGATTTTGAACCAGGGCAAGCATGGCGTCCCCCCATATCGTTGGCCGTCCATTTACAACACAAATAGATTGGATCGCTTGCATCGGCGAGAGGCCAACCTCAAGCCCCATCTGCATTGCTATAAGGACGTTTTGCGGCTTGTCCTTGTAGTCGCGCGGGGCCAGGTCGCTCTTGGCAATCCACGCCGCCAACTCCATCCCCTCTTTCACGGTCGCCGGGTTCATAAACCCCCGGCTCACCGCCAACTGATTTGTGTTTTCCATTTCTTCTCTCCTTTTTAGTGTTTGAGTAACAAAACGATATTCCCCAAAAGCGACACGGCCAGCGTCAGCACCGCCCACAAGAAAGCTTTCCGCGTGGCTATGACCTCGGCCTTGTAGTGTGGACGACGGCAAATCCGTCGCGGCTTTGCTTCGTAAACCGCCGGAGTCTCACTCATATACTGCCGCCGCCCGGTCAAGTCGCAACATCTCAATATGGATATGCTCCGCCAGTGCCATCGAGACCGCCATTGAGAGAAGAATCAACGCGCCGATAGCGAGAGCCCACGGCCAAAACCTCGGCGTCCGTGAGAAGAACCGTTCCCGGCGATAAGACCGACAAATACTGCATAGGTCGCCCCGGAAGGCCACCTCCCTGTAAGGGTGATTTGGACACGTCCTATCTTTCACCGTCGTAGTCCCTCGAAAAGTCGGGCTCATAATGTTGTCGCTCCTGGTAGTTTGTACACTTACACCCCTTTACACCGCACGGGGAAAGAATCTCTCCCGTCTCCGCGTCCTCCGCCTCGGCCTCGTCGTGATATTCCTCGCTGTGCCCGCAATCGCACGTCCCCCATTCCCCCTCCGGCGGGCTTGCGAGTTTCCAGCGGTCATAATGAAGAATTCCGTCCACGGCCATCACCGCCCGCCGCCCAGGAGCCCGCGCTCCCGAAGTATGTTGTGTGTTTTGGCGAAAGCGTTTGAATCCAGCGTAACGCCACCTGTGGTTCGCGCCGACCAATACATATCCAGCAGGGCGTCCGCCAGGTCGCACTCGTTCAGCGACATGCCGCGCCGAGCCAGATTGTCCCACTGCGTCCCCATATCCTCCGCCTCGGTCAACGGTTTGTTCATGTGGATTTTGTTCATCAGGTCAATGATTCCATACACCCCTACGCGCTCCTCGCTCATTGTGTTTTACCTCCCGTTACGGTCATGTCTTCGACAAACTGCGCCAGCACATCTTCTTTAACCCGGATGCACCGCCCAATCCGCACGTGGGGCAACCGCCCCCGGTTTACCATGCGGTGAACCGTAAATTTGTTCAGCTTCAAAGCCCCGGCAACTTCCTCGATGGTCAGTAGCTTCGTCATGACTTTTTATTCCGCAAACCTGGGAGCGTTAATTGCCGTTCTGGAAACGCTTTTTTTTGCTCTCCGAATTTATTTTCACCGCGCAAATATCGCCAGGGAACCGTTACTCCCAACCGTTGGGAAATAAGAGCAAGCTCCCATCCCTGCGGAACTCTTACGCCTTCCAGCCAATCGTAAAAACGGCGCAGGGGTATCGCCTCATCGCACGCCATGAAAAGCTGGCGCACAGAAAGCTCCCGCGCCTCCAACTGATTCCTTAGGAATCTTGAAAACTCAAAGTATTTCATGGCCTAGCATCGACGGGATTCCCCCTATGGGGACTATTCCCCAATAGGGGAATTGACGGACAAAAAAAATCGCCGTATCCTTTTTCTATGGACCTCTTGCGCCAAACAAAAACCCCGGTGCGGAGGGCAATGTTTTCCTCGGCACAGGGGTTATGTGAAATTATTGGGGACCGTGGGAAAACCCTTCCGAGGTTCCGGGCCACGGCCCCCAAAGCAAAAGGCCCCACCGCTTTTTTATCGGTCGGGGCCATCATGGAAGGGTTTTCTCTGTTTCATAGTTTTCCCGTTTCTGCTAAAGTTCAAGGTTACGAGATTGCGCCATAAAGTTGACCGTGGCGGTCTCTTGTTGTCATCAATATACCATGGTTAACCGAAGTTGTCAAGGGTAATTTTATGTTTTTTTGGGGGGGGTGTTTTACGACGGAAGAACGCAAAAACGTCTTGTTGGGCTTGCGTATGAATCCGCAAATAGTGGAACGGTTCAGGGCATATTGCAAGAAAGAGCGGCGCGATTATTCTGTCCAGATGGAAATAATTCTTGAAGAATGGCTCGCCCAACATGAAACGGGTGTAGAATATAGGCACGGAGCCCACGAAGTGTTAAGGGTCGCGGAAAGTTCTCCGACGATAAAAAAAAAGGAGATTAAAAAATGAGATTATTCCCCGCCTTGTTTCTTGCCGTGCTTTTGTTGGGATGTTCAAAAGACAGCGATAACCCAATAACTAACCCCTCGCCTACCGTCTATGAACCTAACGGCGCGTGGGTCTATTCAGGGACGGCCTTGACTTATAACCCTGGAACGTGCGGATTTGGTTCCAATCCCATGGCCTCCGTCGGCGGTACATTTATTGTCGCCCGCGTCGGCTCCAACATTAGCGCGGAAACGAATGGAATAACATACACGGGCACGTTTTCAAACAATGTCATCAGCATGACGGCCACTTATCTCAATAATGGATGGATTGAAGCAGACATTGTTTCTTTTGGATTATCGTCTAACACGGAAGGGACGGGAAGCTTTGCGTGGTCAATGACGGCGGGGTCTTTAACCTGTAGCGGGACAAATTCACTCACGGCGACAAAATCCTAAAGGATGGCCTCGGTCTGGCTCACCGTCTACAAAGGGACGCGCCGGCGGACATATAAGGTACATTGGCGGGAGGGCGGCGTCCACCGCTCGGCCTCCTTCCCAACGCGGGCAATGGCCGATGAGTTCGCGGCCCGGAAGCGGTCGGAACTGGCTGGGCTCCCCTATGGGCTAACCCTCCCATCCACTGAAACATTCGCCCAGGCGGCGGAGCGGTATATAAAGGAATGCGCCGGCTGGAAGGCGAAGAACACGGTGGAGCATTTCGACCGTCCGGCCCTGTCAGACCTCGCCCGGAGGGTGGGGCATGTGGATGTTGGGCGAATCACCGCGCCCATGATCGAATCATGGCGGGAGGGCTTGGAGGCCCGGTATGGCCCCCACACCGTCCGCATGAAACTTCGGGCGGCCAGGGCGTTCTTTCACTGGGCGAAGGTTCCGGCCAACCCGTGCCGGGGAATCAAGCTCCCCCGCGGGGCCCCCGTGGGCCGGGTGCTGTCAAATGACGAAATTAAGGCACTTTTGGCCGCAATGCCGGAAGCCCCCCGGCGCGCCGCCACCTTCGCGTTATACACCGGGGTCAGGCTTGGGGAGCTTGTCGCCCTCCGGTGGGAGGATATCGGGCCGCACGGGGCGCGGGTCCGGGCCAAAAAGACCAACACGGAAAGGGTTGTCCCGCTCCACCCAAGGGCCAGGGAAGCCCTCGGGCCGCCCCAGGCCGCGGGGCCCGCCTTCCCCATGACCGTGAATACCCTGCAATGGGGAATCAGGGCGGCGAGGGCCAAGGCGGGCCTTGGGCGCGTCCGCTGGCACGACTTCCGGCATACCTGGGCCACCCGGATGATGGAGCAGACCAATGACTTTTTCGCGGTTCAGCGGTTGGGCGGGTGGGCGTCGGTCGCTTCGATGGGGGTGTATCAGCACCTAACCCAGGTCAAAGGAAACGCCATACTTTCCCTAGACTTTGCGCACGCGGAGCACACAACCCGTTGATTTTACGTCGAGAAATCACGCTTGAGGGGCGTATGGGGCAACCCATGGGGGTTCAAGTCCCCCCCCGCGCACAATGGGCATAATGCTTGATAATAAATAGGTTTCGGAATCGCTAAGGTTAGATGTTTGAAGCGGTGGTAAAAGCCTGATTGTTTGTTATATGCTTTATTTGCTCCGTTTTGCTTTCAGTTGCACACTATTAGCACACAACAAAAAACCTACAAATCCAGCGTGATCGCCGTCCTGTTTCCGTTTGCGTCCACAGTCCCAGCCACCAGGTCGCGGTCATCTGCCAAGCTCCTGATTTTCGGGGTTGTCGTTTCCATGCCGGACGTTTTCGCGCCAGTCCCCGCCGCCGCCAGGTGAAGGGCCTCATCGCGTGAAGCAACGCCGTCAATTTTTCCGGGGGCCTGGAATGCGGAATCAATCTCGTTCGCCACATCAACGGAATAAACTGAATCGAGCATGTTAGCCGCCGTCGTTTTCCCCGCGATCGTCTCATTCCATACCGCCTCCGCGACCTCCGACGGAGTGGAACCCCCTCCGCCGCTATAAGGGAAGACAAGCCCGCTTTGAATCATTCCAATTCCACCGCCCCCCGAAGTGGGGACTACCTGGGGATAAACTGAATCATCCCGCATGAGGATAACCGTATCTCCCTGGGTCGCCGTGGCGGCGTTGACATTGTCAATATATAGGTCAACCTGGGCCGTGGCGATCTTCCAGTTCGCGGCGTCCGTGGAGGTGAGCGCACCGTACCAGTATCGTATTCCGTCTTCGGTGGTCTGCGTGTAGATTATCCAGCCTATCATGTCGGCCACATCAAACAAGTTCCCGCTCGCGTCCGTGTCCACCTCGACGTTCGCGAAATCCGTCGAAAATTCAGTTTGCGCCGAACCGTCTACCGATAGGAAGTTCGCGTGGGTCCAGGCGGTTTGCGTTCCGATAAAAGTGATGTTGGACGTTGTGGCGACGGCAAACTCTTCGTAGTTTTCGCGGTAGTCCGCCCCGTCGGCGAACGTCGCCCGGATGCGGATGGTGTCGCCAACCTCAATTCCCTGGCCCGCGCCAACCGTCGCGGCGAGGGAATAACCCGCGCCGCCCGAGACTTCGGAGTTATCAAGTTCAGTGTCTTGCGTAACGTTATAAATTTGCACCCGGCTATCATCTTCAATGTTCGCGTTCGCGATCGTAATCGCGGCGGATTCCTCGACGGTGATATCGGGGCCTGTGTTGGTGTAGCTCGTGCCGATTGGAATTTTTACGGTAACATCGCCGCCGGAAGAATTGACAAGCTCAATCGTTCCAACAAATACATGCCCTCGGCAATCGTATGTCCCTTCCTCCGTGTAATCCACCGTGCCGGAAACGGTCGCGGTACAAGTGCCGCCGATGGTGAGGTCAATTTTGATGTAGCCGTCCAGCGCGCCGCCCGTTACGCCAGTGTCAATTAAATCGAAGTTCCCGGCGAGGGTGTAGCCCGTGAGGTCGAAGGCCGCCTCGTTAATAAGCTCCCAGTCCGTCGCCATCTCGAAAAGCGTTGCCGTGGTTTTGACAATCGGGACATCATATTCGATGTTGTCTTCCGACCAGTCTTGCACGGTGTCATAAAGCTCTAGCATGTCCACCGCCGAGGTAACGGTCATTGTCTTCGCGGAGCCGTCAAT